GCGTTTCCTGCCGCTAAAGCATACGGTATTAATTCTTTAGGAACGATATACTCCTGTCCTGTAAGTTCAGCCACCGAGTTCATTATTCCCCCCTTTTTCATCATTCCTGAATCTCCATAAGCACCTGAATCCATATTAGTGTTCATATTATCAGCAAAATTCATTTGGTTCATTTTCCCCTTTTGTCTTCTTAATGCATTTTCTCTTATCCCGGAAATTGCTAACATTGGAAGTTTGTTTAAACTCATTAAATCACCAATACTATCAAGTTGCATAATATCATTTACTTTACTACTTGCGTTTTTAGACTGAGTCATCTGACCTGCACCTGCTGCTTTAGTGGGATCAATACCTAGCATGTTATTAAAACCTTGCATTGTACTAGGAATTGTACTAGAATTTGCATTAGACGATAGCATTCCATATGGAGCGCCAGTGGTAACACTTGCACCTGCAGTTTTAGTGGCACCAGCTATTGCCGCTGATGTACTTGCGCTTAATGCACCCGTAGCTGCAGCTCCTGTAGCCGGAACTCCTGATGTTGTTACCGCCGCAGCCAATGGAGCAAGAACGGCTCCAATCGCATATTTAGGCGGTTGCATTTTCTTTTTATATAATTTTTTGCTAGATTTCATCGTATGGCTTGTTTATATTCTGTAAATATACTTTTTATCCAAAAATCTTGACCTGATAAATACTCTAATTTTATTAATATATATTGACCTTTTAATATACTTCCTTGGATATATCCTCCAGAAACAGAAGTAGTTGCTCTTTTTATAGGAACAAACCATCTATCTTCTTTCCATTTAGGAAGCACGTATAATTCATTAGCCGCTGTAGGAACAAATGGATTTTGTAGCGATGTTTGATTTTTTGTTCTGTAATAAACTATATCAGGCACAGAATCATCCATAATACCTTCCCAGTGATCAAATGTTTTAACTAAAGCATTTATCTGCTCTGGACCATTAACAGGTATTTCTAAATGACTAGAATTTATATTACCATAGAATGAACATTTAATTGCACTATCTTTTTCCATCCAAAATTCATCAAATCCCGGCAATCTGCTTGTATCACACATAATAAAATCATTATTTATGGAAAGATAGAAATTAGCATTATAGTCCATTTTATTAGACGTAAATGAATCACTAAACTCAGAAAATATAAATGAAATATTATTAACAATCTCTCTATTAGGTTCATATTTAATAGTAAATACCACTTCAGCATGGCGCTTGTTATGTCCTCCAACCACCTCAAATTCATTAATATTATGTGCTTCTATGTTTGTTCCACCGGGAGATGTTTGTTTAAAATAAGCATTTAGTTCAGATCGTATGGATTTGGTATCAGATATTATTTCAAAGCCTTTACCTGTAATACGCCACACTTTAAACTTAGACACATCTACTCCGTATGTAGCATTTTCCGTTTCTACAATAGACCGTAAATGTTGTGAGCCAATAGTATCTGATAATACCAAATAATCACTTCCTAATGGTTTGCCTTCCGACAATGTTAATTGTCTGCCTGAATTATCCGGAACTGCAGAACGTTCATCTATTTCAAGCACAACAATACCGTGATCTTGCACGGCAATTGCTTTATTTTGAACACTGCTTAGTGCTGATATGCTACCATATTTAGAATCTAAATCTTGAAATGCAACCGGTAAGAATATCCTATTTTGATCGGTGTACACTCCAGATATATTATCTTTTGAATATCTAATGCGATTAGCTCTTTTTTTAATTCGATAAGGATCTAACTTTTCATAACCTAATCCAAATAAATCACCTAAAACAACATTATAACCGGTATTAAAATAATCTTCTTCTTTTTTATTCCATATTACAGAATAATCATAAAAATCCCACTCTTTTGAATTCGAAATGTTACCTCTATTAATAAATTCCCAATTCCAAAACTTAGAATCTGCACTTAAACGTTTAACGCGCATTCCTGTGTTATACTTATTTTCGGTAAGTATAATTATAGTATTTCCAAATCCTGCAATTATTTCGTCATAGTTAACTATTGGTGATCCGGTATCGCTAAATTCTGTTTTAGTTTCTTGTCTTTTTAACAACCCGAATTGCCATCCTTTTTTTTCTGCAGGTATACCGGTAGTTTCAGGATTATGGAGTATTTTTTGAGCCATACAACCTATAAAACAATCACCGTTTGCGGCAACATATTTAGGAGATATACTGTTTTTGTTTACATATTTTATAAATGGCGTTATTTTAAATAACGGTTGTTTGGCAAAATCATAATCATTTTTTATATTATAAGACGCATTAGAATACTCTGAATTATTCATCTTATCATATATTGTCCATGGGATATATCGATATACATTAACAATTCTATTAAATTGATCATTGCTCCATCGGTTACTATATGTTGTAGACCCTGTTGTAGTAGACGGAATTCTTGTATGAGGTGCTTGATGATCTCCCCAATAACCATTCGAGCCTAAATATATTGCATTAAGTGACGCATTTTCTCTTCCACAACGACCAGATACAGCAGATGGATATTCTGTTTCATCTATTTTATAAGGCAATTCAAATTTAATTCCAATATACCTGCCAATAGCAAATGAGCGATTAGCTACACCTCTTTCTGCTGATTGCGTGTTTGCTGAATTAAACCAAAACAAACAATCTTTAGAAAAATCACCACCTTGTGTAAAAAATGATGTAAATCCTTCTTTAGCACCTTGCTCCCATTCATAAATTTGATATGCTTGTATTGGCCAACCTGCTATATTGCCTAATGTATTAGTATTGCCGCTATAACCATAACTTGGATATTTAACAAAATGATTTCTTGTTGGCGCAGCTCCAAAATTATATGGTCTGCAACGTGAATCGTAGGCGAGATCTTCCAAAGATGCATCCATGTAATCACGTCTATATCCATCATCGACGTCTAACTTTTTACTACAATACGTGGTATATTGTACAGCGCTAAACATAAGCATATGATAACTTCCATCAGGTATATTCTTTTCAAAAAAATAATCATTTGAAAATATAGCTTTATAATTTAAACTAGGTGTTTGTAAAAACGAATTAAACCCACCACTGTTACTTTCTGTAGCAGTGTAATCTCCTCTTAAATAATTTTGATGTAATCCAAAAAATTGCTCTATATAATACACTCTTGGAATATCTTCAAAATTATTACCATCATTTCTTCTCTTCCAAATAAAGATAGCTGGTAATGCAGCAAAAGGGTAACTCGGTATAAAAGATTTACCACTAACCGTTTGATAAACCAAAACTGGTTCAGCATTTTGCAAAAAGCCTGTATCTTCAATCTTTAAAGATTCTTTATAATAACCATTAAATCGGGTAAATAAAGGAAATCTTTTTTTACTTAGCGTCATTGAGCTATCTGCATTATCGCTATCAAAAAATATATCATTTTGACCGCCAGTCACATTAGGATACATTGCATAATTTATACATTCTAATTGATCGGGACTGTGAGGTAAACTATTTCTAAGAGGATAATTATTATTTGTTAGAGTATCTGGATCATTTCCAGGCCCATATGATGTTTTATCATTTCTGTATTCGGGCCCTTTGTCTATCATAGAATAATACGCCACATTATCAGGCCAATCACCAAATGGAGCACCATCAAATGCATGCATCATTAAACCTTGATACACCAAATTGGGTTTACGTTCTGCTCTTCCAAAACAATACCCTGATATATATTTCTGAAAAAAATCTGCTGCAAATGGATTGTTATTAAGATATATTATAGCATCAGACATGTCAAATTCAACAAAAAGCAATTGCAATACATTACTCCCAGGAACTAAATGATTAGTATTAGGTTCTATTTCTCCATAATACGGATAATCATATACACTAGGAAATCGATATATCCCATCTTCATTTACAAAATTTCCTTTGCTATTTTCAGACCATTCATCATCCCCTTTCATTGGATAATACAATGTTTCTTGACCATTATTAAGGGTGAATTGTATTCCAAATTGATAAGTTTCTCCTCTAAAATACCCTACATTATAATAAGTTTTTTTTTCGTCCTTGTATATATTACCACCATATCCTGCATTAATATCTCCTAATTCACTAATTATATCAAATGATAAAAGTTTGCTACCAACTGTAGTTGATGTTCTATTTTTTAAATAACTAATTTTAATACGTTTAGCAAATTCAATAAGATACTGTTCTTTTTCTATACCATTACTACCCGGTATAGTATCGTATAATGGATATTCCACTGACGTGTTCCCTATATATAATTTTCTTTTATGATATTTTATAGTTTCAGCAATACGATCTTCCGGATGTCTAAATAAAATATCAGATAAAGATGATGCTATTTTAGGTTCATCACCTGTAATTAATACATCTATAGTGTCATTTCCATTTATTGGAAATAATTTATCTATAATTTCAAAGGTTTTAGCACCATTTTCATAGTTATAGCAATAAGCGAATTCTACATAATCATATGCTTTATCTAGTGGTATATCTGTATTATGATCTGAATTAAAGCCACCGCTTACCCTAAGCAAAACAGATTTATCTGTTTGTCTGCCACCTTCTCCTCCATGAGCTTGTAATATTTGGTCGTATGTTTGGTTTGATGTCGGAGCTATTTGTATAGGTCCAGATTGACATTTAAATGGTGTTTTATCATACGATTTTGTTACATATCGCATATAATAAACATAATTTCCGCATAAATGCTTACCTGTTGTTGATACGCTTAATAAATCTATTTTACCGGGAATATTAGTATCTAAAAATATAGATGTTAGCTTATCTATATGTAATTGCTTAACACTAATTCGTTTAATATCTGCTTGCGTTCCATCTAATTTAAACCCTGAATTTATACAACGAACAGGGTTGCGATTATCTGTAAAATAAATATTAAATGTATTATCATCATCTAAACGTACAAATCCGGTTATTGTATTACCTACGCTAAAATTTAGTTCTGTAGTTATGCAGTCAATTAATGCTCCAGTTGTACTTAATATGTTTTTTAATGGCCTATATTGATTACTAAATCCTAAGCTATTAGGGTTATTATTAACAATACAATTAGGTGCAGGATAAACACCTATTTCATCAAAAGCAGTGGAAGATTGCGCTTTTGAAAATATTATAGAAAATCCGTATGGTGTATCTATAGTGCCAATAGGTACTTTATTTCCACCAATAACAAACTGTAATGACGTTCCATCTAATGGCTTGATTACTAATCCATTAGATCTGTCATTAACTAATCTAACATTACGTCCGCTTGTATATTGCGTAGCCGGAACTCTTGCCGGATCAATATCTGTGTTTACGCCATTATCAAATACATTTATTTGCATCTTATTTACGATCTTTATTTTGTAACACTGTAGATGAAGGAACAACCATTTGTCTTGTTATTGTAGTATGTCTAGCCATATCATTGCGTGAATAATGACGTAAACTACCCCTAGCCATACCAACTAAACGATGATATTCTTGATTAATCATTTGATATTTTTGATCACTAATTTTACCGGTATACCAATCAGGTTCTGCAGTGTTGCGCATAAACAAAAAATGAACAGCCGCATCTTTTGTTTCTTCTAATATTAAGGGATAACCATCATCATCTTTAGGTAAAGCCCAATAACGTAAAAGCACCACTTCTGTTTTAGGATCATATAAATTAAGAAATATTCCATCATCTTCATAAGCCAATGGATGTCTGTTTAAATTTAAAACGGCAGATATTTTATATACATCACAAGGTAGCGCCACTTTGTGATTTTTAACATCCAGCTTAACTTCTGTGTGTTGATAGTTATCTACTGAGCCAACATGACGTATACAGTCATATATCCAATTTATAGCATCACTTTGATCAATAGGGTTATTCTTATATCGAGCATTATATTCCGCTATAACTTCATTTACTTTTACTAATTTGTAATTTGTTTGGTCCATTATAGGTGTATTTAAAATGTTCATTAACAACCCTTTTCATAATCCTAACCGAATCCGACTGTCTTACATAATGAATATAAGGTTGTTTAACATATCGTATTCCTGTGCGACCTGGTATAAATTTAAGATTTACACGCTTATGATCTGTAGCAAAATTAACATAATTTTTTTTAGGCGGGTAGTGAGGCATAACACATAAATAACCAAATCCGGGTGTAGGAAACACAAAATAGTCATTATTATCTATTAATGAATCTACAAGCAGTTCATTAAATCTATGACACACACTAATCACAATACGCTCTGCTCTTCGATACCTATTGTTATATTGATCCTTAGGATAGTGTATTTTAATATACTTTAACAAAAAAGGCATTAATATAGCATAAGTGCTTTTGCAGTTTTTATATGATAAAAGACGTTTTAAATTAGATAATTTATAAGAAATATAGTCATTGTACACCGGAGAATAGAACCTACGCCCATGTACAGACTTACCCACATTACTCCACAACTTGTATATATCTTTGGTGAGCTTTGGAAGTTGTGATTTGCTTATCATTATATACAAAAGTGTAAATGTAATATGTGCAACAAGGACTGATTTTTCTAGTTTTAGTTGCATTATCAATAATTGTTTCCTGTGGAACTTGTATTATAGTGCCATCAACTGTAAAATGCAGTTTTTTTAATGTTTTTATCCTCATGTTATTCTTGTGATTTTGGTGCGTTTCCTATTATTATTTCCCTGCCATCATTAGCTATATCAGTGTTTCTAAGAAATGTACTAGTAATTTGTTGTATAGATAGTAATTCTAATTTATGCAATAAATGACCGGGTATAGGATATTCCCAATTTCCGGATGCTTCATCTATGCCACATTCCGGTATAGGTTCTTCAAAAGCTCCTATAATACATACATACTTTAATCCTGAAATAGATATATTATGTAAATGCACTTGATTGCCTATTATCGTATAAGACTTTAATTTTCCTCCAAATCTTCTGTCTTTATAGTAGGATATATTAGTAAGTGGAACGTAATTATAAGGATCGTTATATGATGCAGGGCCTAAATACAATATAGCTTTTTGTCCTAGATAATTAGCTAAATTAGGTATATTAATCACTTTATCTGTTTGTCCTGAAAACAAATTGTTGCATTCCACCTTTTCGCAAATCACTTCTAAACAGCAATTCTTTTGATAAAATGATGGATCAAGAAACTTTGTCTTTTCATAATAGTCTTTCATTAGTGTACTGCGAACATTATTAACAACATGCCCAACTAATTCAAAAGAAAGCATATTATCATCGGTGTAGTTACCGGCTGTAACTTGATTAATTACAGAATAAACCACTTCACTATATGTCGCCATTATCTTCTTGTTCTATTTCTTGTTCAATAGATTTAGCTATAAAATAGATAGAATTACACACTGTTATTCCTATATATGACAAACCACTGGATGCGCCTATGCTAAGGACAAGAGCAGGCAATGTAAATACGTCTGAAAAGAAAAACATAATTAAAGTTCCATATATTGTTGACATGCATGGAGCACAATTAAAAATCATTTTACACACCCAATCAGGCACCCATAATGGTATAAATGATAAAATGTTGCCTTCTTTAGCTGCATAATGCAAGCCAAGACAGAACATGCTAATAATAACTATCATTTCTATCATATCACAAATATAAATAAAAAAACCCGCACATTATATACGGGTTTTTTTATTCTCAAAAAAAACTAATTATTCCAATCTTGTGAGGATGATTAGAACTAATTAATCATATTTAGCAGTATAAATTGTAGTCCAATCCTCAGCCCAATCTGCATCTCCTTCAACAGTATCGGCTGTTGGATCTTCACAACCAACATAAAAATGATACTCATTTAATGTTGATTCACCACCACCTTCAATTGGATCATATCCATTGTTTTTACGAAGCTTTAATGTGTAAAAACACATACAGTCATAACACAATCCGGTTAATGGACGCTGACCAAACGTATGAGGTTTTATTGGGAACTGAATTAAAATATCATCTGCTGTCAATACAGGTTCAACGCCTGGAGTTGATACTATTGTTGCGGAACTTTCAGTGGCAACAGCTATAGTTGCTATTCCGTTTTCCTTAGACGTTAATGTTAATACGGCACCTAATGAAGTAGCAGTTACAGGAGAAAATTCATCAGCATTTATAATATCTTCTAATTTAGCTACTAAACTATTTATTGTTGCTGTAACTCCTTTTGCCGCACTTGCTTTATAAAAACGTGTTTGCTGGTACGTGTTGCTTATTTTCCAATTACGTCCATGTTTACGAATAACACGAATACTTGCATCGCGTACACACTCGCATGTTTCTTCGATTGCATCAAATGTGATTACAATTTCTTGCTTATCACCATCACTTGTGCATATTTCTTCGGACATGTATTCGATATCAGCTGTTGTAAATGAAATAATTTGACCGCCTGCGCTGATTACCCAAGGAGCCGATTCTGTGCCACTTCCAGTGATTGTGGAGGCACTTGCATCACCAACCAGTATTTTAACCGGTGGATGCTGAAAAGTTGATTTTGCCATTGTTTTTTTGTTTTATTTAGGTTTAAAAAGTTGTTCTAACTTTAATTAGACCCGCTTTCTGCGGGCTTATAAACTCTAGGACTTTCCGTATTTTCCAATATTTCGCGCAACATTAAAAAAACAATTTCCTGCTGTATTTCTGAAGGTAAATCCGAATTACTATCTGTAGCCGGATTTGCTGTTAAAATTATCTTATTAGGATATTTAACATAATTTAATTTAATTTGATTTATTAACGATGGAGTGTTGATAATTGGAACAATCCAATTTTCAAATGATACTGTAGTTCCCGCGTCATTACTGCTTAATCGGTAATACGGCTTGCTATCAGATGGTTTTTGAAACGGATCATTATTAATTTTTGTATTATCTAATCTGTATCGTTTTGCTGTAATCCAATCAGATATAGAATCTTCCTCATTACAACTACTTCCCTTATATTTTATTTTAAATTCAACACTTAACATTCTTAAATAATAGGGTAATAGCGTATTATAGTTATTACTTTCAATTTGTGTATCAATAATAACAGGAACGCCTGTAGCTGAATTAGGTGTAAGTATTCGTTCTCTGGTTAGTGTTCGTAGTGAATCGTCTAAATATTGACTACTTTCAGCGACTGGGAGTTTGGACGTAACCACATTTAACGCTGCAACATTTACGCGAGTGTTGAATTCGTCAATAGTGATACTCCCCGTTTTTTGCCTTTGATAGAGTTCTAACAAAAGCGCATACATCTCAGTCGCTGTAGTAATCATTTATTTATTTTTTCAAAAGTGCAATCAATTGCGAAACCAAGTCTGCATTTTTGGGACTTTCTAAATAAGATACCGCAGTTTCAATATCAATACCAATCAATGTTTGATTATGATAGTATTTACCTTCTTTGCGTTGCAAAATATCCATTTCAACCATTTTATTAATTTCAACTATGGTTTTACGATGTGGATTTTGCACCTTAGTAAAAAAGTCATCAGGGTTTTTATCAATTTCTTCACCCAATGCAGACGTGACCATTTCCGATGTAAATTGATCAACTTCAGCATAGCCATACGTATATTGCAATAATTCACGTTGTTCGCTTTCATTCAAACTGAATAATAGCTTATCCGCTTCATATTTACGTTTACGTTTGCCTGCCTTGTCTTTCCCTTCAATAACCGGATTATCAAAATAGAATCGATGTAATGACGTTAAATCAGATTTACGACTTGCAATAATATCATTGAATATAGTCGATTGCAATATCTTTAATTGGATTTGATGTTCAGGATTTGAATCATCAAAAACCATATTAGGACGTAGCGAAAACGACCATTTTACACCTGTTTTAATACCTATTTTTTCGGCTTCTTTATCAGAAACTCCCTTTGGCAATCTATAAGAACCATCGTTTTTCTTAGGTAGCGTCAAAATAAATGACGTTAATCTACCTATACGTGCTTTCTTAGGATTGGATTCATTTAACTTTAGTGATACTGTTGCCATGTTATTTGTAGTTTAGATTAGTCAATTATTTCTAACATACCGCAAGAGAACGGATTGCGTACAATAACACCAGATTCCATTAACACCTGAACAGCAAGTCCATCCAATGATGTTGATGCTACTTCGCTATCTGTTAAAGATTCCATACCATTAATTACTTTTCTTGTAAATGCACGATTTCCTTGTCCGTTACCTAATGTAACCATTTCAACATTATTATCACCAGTGGATGTAATACCTGTATTTAATAGCAACATTCTGTAGCTTTCATTAGCACGTCCAGTTAAAGAGTTTGGTTTAGATGGCAAGTTTGGAGCGTCCATTGCACTACACTCCAACGGAATCAGACGAACACCATTTAGATAGTAAGCTATAAAGTCAGTACCTATTTCAAGACCTTTACTGTTTCTTTTAGTAATAACAGAAGGCTCATATTTATAGATATTACGCATTGTTTTATGGAATGCTGTTATAGCACCATTACCACCTGCAACAACCAATTCCAATACACCATCATGATTAGCCATTATTTTAATGTCTTGCATCATATCTTCAAAGTAGTTTGGATCAATAGTTCCATCACTTTCTAAAGTGTATTTACGACGTAATGAATAATCCATTTGCTCGATAATGCCATCGCCAGAAACAATAGGCTTTCCATCTTCATCGTAAACAAATGTAGTGTCGTTAACGTCAGTAGTAGCTTTACCATAGATTATATCATTTTCACGATATAAATGAGCTTTTCTCATTAGATTGGCTTCTTGGTGATTCCAATACATGTACTTACCATTATGCTCAATCCAAAGTTTAGATTTAAACGCACTTCCCGAAATTGACGCTTTTAAACGCTGAATACACATACGGTTAGAATACCACTCAGGGTAGTTATGTGACTCATATCCGGTTAATGACAATTCAGGAAATTTAGTAGCCATACGACCTAATTGTTCGCCTTGCGCAAATAATGATAACGGTACTGTATCGGTGTTATTAGACAAGTTTAAAACAAATTTGTAACGCCATTTCGTCGGAGTGATCATTGTACCTTCACCCTTTATGAACAATTGCACTTGACGATTAGTCGTTGTGATAATGTCATTAGGATTAAAATAAGGAGAATCAATGTACAAATAGTATTCAGTGCCAGCAACGTATGAAGTAGCAGGAACTGTTGATCCATCTAATTGTGTTGCAGATGCCACTTGATACACAACGCGCTCAGGAAAGCCAATAATAGGCCACATCACTTTAGGATTGCCATATACATTGTCAATTTTGAACACATCAGTGTTAGTTACATCTTTTTTGGTTTTACCCATTGATGTTAAATAAGCAGTTAAAGAGCACGTATTTTTAAATAGCTCTACTACTTTAGTGGAGATTTCGGGGCGTGTTAGTAACGCATCTCCCAAAGACATTGTGGTTGCAGTGATTGATCCATCAAACTGCTTATTACCAGGAACGATTTTCATGTTTGTTGTTTGTTTTTTAAATTAAAGATTTAGTCATCTAAAAATGCATCTAATGTCTCTTGCCTGTAATCTTTAACACTCGATGTACCACCTCCGGTATCAATCGCCGGTGCATTAAACAGCTTGTCTGTTGCGCTTTGTTTGGCGCTTTCTTTAGCTTGATTAATTGTCCGTTTAAATGAATTATCCCCATTTCTTAAAAACCAAAACACTTTAACTAACGTTTCATCGCTTTGCAATTCATTCATTAGTGGTGACATTCCGGTTTGTGGATCTGGCATTATAGCATGAACAAAATCTTTTTCAAATGTGTCTTTATCGGCTTTGCCTATAGGCACACCTGCGATTTCGTTTAAACTATTAAAATAAGATACTCCACTATTTATAGATTGTCGTAAATTACTTACGTATTCTTCCTGTTGTTTTTCGTATTCCTGCTGTTGAATCTGTTGTTCTCTTTCCATATTCATCTTTACCGCTATATCATAAATCTTTGCAGATTTTTCATATTCTATATCTAATAATTCCTTTTGTTTATATGCATCTATTGTAGATGCAATTTTATTATCATCATATCCATATTGGTTTTTTAAGGCCCATGCTACAACATTTTCTTTATTATTTCTAAAACCCATATCTTGATCGACAAATTGTTTTACTTCATCCCACGATTTGCCTTTTGATAGCATATTTTGTGCTTGTAAAAATGATGGATGCACGTATTGCTGTAACACATCAGCCGGATCAGTTTGATACATCTCAGCTACAGACTCTACAAATTGATTAACCCAATTGTCTTTATTTATGTTTTTTGCCACTTCATCATCTAACTCTAGATTATTCATTTTTGCAAACTCTCTAAATGGTCGCATATAAAAATCATCTTCCCCGCCACTAGATTGAACATTTTGATTAACTTGTGTAGTTGCTTGATTTATAGGCTGTTGTTGCGTTTGTTGTGTAGATTCTTGCCTGTTTATTGGTATTGTAGGAATATCTATATAATCATCATCTAGAAATGATGGATCATTAAGGTCTTCCTTTGTTAAAAATGCACTTGCCTGCTGTTCTGGTTGTGGTTGAACTGTTTCTGACATAATTATCTATTTTAAGCAAATTTATAATATTTTATTTATTAAAAAGACCTTTTACAGAACTTCTTGTCTTATTCAATAATTTACTGTCATTAAACATATAATCACCAGCTAATGCACTAGCACCTAACAAACCCAATCCCTTAGCCGTTGTTGATATTGGTTTTGTTCTCATATTATACATAAGCTTATTATTAAACGACATAGAAGGAGGAGTGTATGTATATGCACCTTTATATTCTCTATTAACCTTACCTAAAAATTTATCTGATTTTGATTTGAAGTCTTTTATAATCTCTAACTTTTTTTGTGTATTTGCACCAAATTCTTTTAAATCAAGATTTAAATTTTTTACTTGGCGTCTTTCATTAATAACTTTATTTAAATCTGTTTTTAAATTAGTTGATTTCCATGATTTTGGATTAAATAAATATGTTGATGGAAAAACATTTTTAAGATTAAAACCTCTAAACGACTCCATTGGCGATACAATTCTATTTTTACGGTTAAAACCATACTTATTTTTATCCATAGACGTAAAACTACCTGTAGATTTATTATAGCCTATTGATTTATCTCCAGAGAAACCTGCCATTTTTTGAGTGCCAGTTGTAATTTTATTCCAAAAAGTATTAGGTTTGCCTTTAGGTATTTTGCTCATGCCTGAAATTAAAGCTTTACCACCAATAGAACCAATACCCGGAGCAAGTAGTTGAGCAAATCCTTGTCCATAATTGCCTTGATATATATCATAAGCGCCACTACCTTGAACAGCGCCACTGGTAATATTAGATAGGTTTCTTATTAATCTATTAGGAAAAAGCCTTCCAAATCCAGATAAATATCCCAATGATGTCATAATATTTGATCTTGATGTGTCATATGGTACATTAAGTTTATCTTTAGTACTAGGATTTATATTTCTATTAAATCCATCAACAGCTTTTGTTGTATTAGGTAGCATTGTTGTTGCTAACGATGCGCCATAAACATAAGGATTAGTAAGATAAGTTTTTCCAACATTTTTACCAAATTTTAGTGCGTTTAATGCCGCAGTTTTAAGTAGTTGCTTTACACCTTGTGTAGCCAAAGAAAAACCCAATGCTTGTGGGCTTCTTAAAGCAAGAGCTAATGCAACGTCAGGATTTTCCGCTAACCAGTTTTCTCCTATGACACCTAAACTATTAACTGCACCTGACGCCGGAGGTTTTCTAAATAAAGGTCCAGTCATTTTATCTTGCTCTTCTTGAAGAATTTTTTGCATTACCAATTCTTGCTCTTTGGATGAAGATTTAGGCTGAGATTTAGGCTTTGTCGCAGTAATCACCGGTCTATCGGCCATAGAATTATTGTATGCTAATTCATTATTAGTTGGTATTACTTGTATTTTATTTGTTGTATTATCATTAACTGCTGTATAATTTCCATATAGATTAGGTGGTGCAGGAATTTTACCTTGTGGAATAGAACTTGGCGCACCTGTAACTGGAGGATCGCCACCCATGACCATACCATTCTGGCCATACATTTTCCCGCCACATTTATAACATGCGCCCATTTTCATTCCTTTTGCTGCATGCATTTTACCGCCACATTTATAGCAACCACCCATTGTGCCGCCTTTTTTATACGTCAGTTTCATGATTATTTATTTTTAATTTTACGTTCTTGTTCTAACATTTGTTTTGTAGGTTTTTTACCTGAACCTTTATTTGCTCTAATGTTATCCCATAAACCCCTTTGAGAATATGAGCCATCTGCACGTTTAATCATTTTTCCACCTTTAGCAAAAACATTTTTAAAAGGACCCTCTAATACAGGATCATTAGAATTAGTTGTATATATTTTACCAGTTCTTAAATCTACTCTTGGAGTATAACCCATTCTAATATCACCTTCAATGGCCATGTTATAAGTATCATGTCCAGGTGATTTTAAAATTTCTCCTGTATTAGGGTTTCTACTAGATAAATGGAAAGCCATATCATCAGTAACATATTCAGGCTCTAACCCTCCTTCCCAAGCTCCTCTTAAATTATAACCTTCAGATTCATTTCTTAAATTTTCTGGTAGAGATTTTCTCCAAGCGTTGTAAACATAATCTTTATTAGACTTATATAAAGGATTAGGCGTGATGCTATTATTGTTTTTTTTCTTAAATAATCCTCCTTTGCCATACTCTTGTTTGTTTTGTTGTAATGCTTCTGCTCCTAATGCTCCACCATCTTGAGCTTGATGGATAGATTCATATTGACTTTTTATATGATCTCTTTCATTAATCCACCCCCCTATCATATTTTTTGCATCTTTTCTATCCATTTTTCTAAAATCAGTAAGGTAGTCCATAGAAATTCTACGAAGTTTTGGGTCTTTATATTTTTCAGCCCCTTTATAATAATCTAAATCTTTATTTTCATAAACTCTTGCAAAAGGATTTGTATCTGCAAATGTATCTACACTTGTTGTTAGCAAATTTATGTCTTTTTTACTATTTAAGACGTTTTTTGCATACGCACCTTTCATTCGAGGTGTATATTCATTTCTAATAAAACGTTTAGCTTGTTTAAATGCATCATCTTTTTTATGCCCCTGATAAAGATTGTATTTATACATATCATATAAAACATCTTTTTTTGTATCTTTCAATGATGTAGAAGGGGTACTCTGTCCAAAAAACTCACTAGGTTGATGAGCATTAATAATAAACCTATCTATATTCCAATGTTTATTTCCTTCATAAGGAACCGATTGTGGAAATTCAAAATCTTTAGAATACTTATATCCTAATGCTCCTGCATAATTACTTAAAAAATCTATTTGTAAGGGATCTGTAGGTTTTTCCGTATATTTTTTTATTTGTTTTTTTGTTTTGTACGGGGATATAGTAGATTGCATTTCATACGAACCCATCTTTCCAGGAGAATGCTTATATACTAATGGTGATACTCCCCCATTTGAATAATCATTTCTATCACCCACCTTTTTCTTAAATAATCCTCCAGTTCGATAGGTTGATTTAGGTTCAGTGTATTTTTTATAAATTTCCATAGCTTCCTCTTTAGTCGTTCCGCCATACGATGCTGAAGCTTTTGTTTTAGCCATATTCATACTAGATGCACTAAACATTCTGCCTGCATTTTGCAATGCATCATTAAATTCTTTATATGTGTCCCAATCACCAAAATGAATGAACTCTTGACTGGTGCGTGTAGATTGTTTAGGATCTCGAAATTGAATATATAAATTTTTGTTGGGATTAGTAGGACTTGGAATTGGTCTAGGTTTAGGCGGGGGTAGTGGAGGCGGTGAGTATGTTGTGGCGTCTTTTACCGGTACTGAAGATATATTTATTTTTTTTCTAGGTGGGTCAGGTGGGTTAGGTGGGTCAGGTGGGTCAGGTGGGGTAGTTGTGTCGTATATTACTTCTTGGGGTTTTGGGAAAGCTGCCAGTTGAGGATTTAACCCAACAGCATTTGAATACCAATTGTTGGAAGAACCTGGAGGATGATGATAATATAAATACGAATCATTAACAAAATCAACTGTATGATTATAAGGATTTAAATTATTATTTAATTGATATTGAGACGCTAATCTAGTTTGCTCATTATTAAATCTATTTTTAGCTTTTTCTGCATCATTTTTTGATGAATAGCCATAACTTGAAAACATACCCGTCGAGTATAATGGATCATGAGTACGCGAAGCACCATCTGTAAGATTCTGATCTATTAAATTACGTAAATCTCTATTATATAGCTGAGCGTTGTTATATGTAATTAGACTATCCTGATAAGATTGATATCTTTGTCTTCCAGCAGGATCATTAGGATTTACAATTATTGGTCCGCCATATCCATCAGGATTTAGAGTTGGATGATACGGTTTTGTCGGATCAGGAACCGCCATATATTTAGATTTGCCTGCTGATTTAGATTTGGATATATATAACGATTTCATATTAGTTTCCTATTTGTTGCGTGTTTGATTTCTTTTTTAAATCAACCTTTATTTTCTTTTCATCAGTGTCTTTGTTCATTGCTAATTCTGCTTGCGATATAGCAAATTCCATATCTGCTTGACGTTTTTCTTCTTCTAAATATGCGGCTTCCATAATACGCTCTGTATCAACATCTTGTTTAGATACCGCTAAATTACCTGTTTGTATTTGCCTGTCTAATTCTAATCGCATACGCGCTATCTCGTCTTGTTGCTGATAATGCTGTTGTGTCACTTGTATATTCTTGTCTTGTAATTGCAATCCTAATTCTTGTATTTTTCTATTCTGCTCCTGAAGTATTTGCTGCATTTGTTCTCTCTTTTGTTCTATTTGTTGCTGTATTTGAAGCTTTCGCTCTTCATTTGCCTGGGCCGCTTCTTCGTTAAGTTTAGACATATGATCTAATGCAGATTCTAGTTCTGGTATTGTATCATAACGATAAGATTTAACTACATCTCTAAAATTAAGATTTCCTGTTTTTAATCCAACAGCAGCCATTTGTTTTAATTCTTCAAACTTATTAGCTTCATGAATACTATCTGTAAGAAAAACATCAAAATCAGATAAACTCATTTCTTCTGGTTTTAAACTTAATAGATCCTGACCTTCTGCGCCTAATATAGACATACCGTAATATCCTTTTTTATATGTACGCCATGCTAAGTTTATCATGTGCGTAAGCACTTGTTTTTTAATAATATCGTGCTCATAAAACTTGTAATCGGTTACTAAAGAAGATTGCACATTAGACATTTTAGATGTGCCAACTGGATCTTCAGGATTCAATGCACCCAATCGTTGTCTAGGTACACCTATAGCATTACCTAACATCTCCTCAATTTTTGTTTTAACTACATGTAAATACTGTATACTTGGACTTAATGATTCATCATATTGCTGAAACTGATTAAATAATGGTTTCATGCCATTATAATATTGAGCAGAGTTTATGTACATATTGCCCTTTACTTTCTTTTGATACTCCCATTCATCCATAGACATATCAGTTGGGATTTGCGCTTTATCCATAATCATTCCTCTACGTCCGGCTGTAGCTAACATTAGTTCTTCGTGATAATGGACAAGATTGTACAATATTTGCAAATCTTTAGTCGCCCAAACTACAGAGTATGGTCTTCTAATTATTGAATTGTAAGCATGTCCAAAAACCGGAAGTATTGCTTGTCCCGGATTGTCAACACTACGATACACGTAAGGTAATTTTCCGCAACGATATATATTACCGGCTATACGCACACCAAAATAAATATCTTCTACATATTTATGCTGAATTAATGATTTATCTGTTTTTGCTGCTTCTTCATCATCTATAATATGCGTGAATGTTACTGTCGGATCGTCTTTTTTAACCGATCGTTTAATATTTATCCTGCGCTGAGAACGCCATAATGTAAAATGCACTGTTCTTTGATAGTTGCTTCTGGATAAATCGCTATATAAAGTTCTATACCCATAATCATTCATATCAAACTGTTGCTCTTGTCTTAATCCACTAAATTGATAAGTGTTATTAATTGACGCATCAAATAATGATGAACTGGATTCGTGTAATGCTTTTAATTCTTCTGCGCTCCAATACGGACCAAACCGATCTATGATTTGTGATATTGTCATATCTACATTCCACGTAAACCATTGACATTGATGAATATATCGAGCATTTTCTTCAGGAGAATGCGCGGAACGTATGGGATTTATTTTATCTAATGATATAGGTACATTTAAATCTTTAGCATAAACAAAATATCGCTCTTTACCGGTGATCCAACTATCTGCAAATCCTTCTGCAAATTTAGAATGCGCATCTGACGCTTCAATTAAATTATTTAATAGTTTTTGAGATTTAATTTCAATATTCATCTTAAAATTGCGCCTATTATTTAACTCTTTTGCTTTTAACTCTTCATTTATTTTATTAGCTAATTGCTGAGTGGACATGCTTTGTAATTGCAACTGCATCATAGCATTTACAATTTGCGCATTTAAAGACGATTGCGTGGCTGGATCTAATTGACTTTGCTGTTGTTGCAACTGTTGTCTTGCCGCATCAATTTGTTGTTGCATAGCACTTACCTGCATTTGATTAGCAGCTACAACACCATAAGCTGTCTGCATAATCATTTCCAATTGCATGTCTTCTTTTAATTTAATATTGTCTCTGTTTGTGGTATATGTTCTAAAGTTTTTTAGTGGTCTGCGAATTTCTTGCCCTATAAGTAAATCAATACGAGGCCTTTGTAGTGGTATGTGTCTAATATATGCCGGAAATTCATAATCTTCCACTTTTCTTAAATAATCAAACATTTCTTTAGGCCATACCCCATTATATATGTTATAGCAAAACAAATCCTGATATCGCTCATATTCATTAACCGTACCTAATGTAATTATAGCGTCAATGCATTGTTTCATCCATGAGGAATCTTTATTTGCTTCAGGTATATTCTGTGATGGAAATGAATACAACATTATTTGTAAGTATTTTTTAGAACGCCATTAATTTTTTTAACTACAATTGATTTATGATTATATGTTGGTTTACTTTCATTATCAACCTTAATCCTCACTGTATCTAAATTATGAACTATACATAACATTGTAGATATTGTTCTGTCATGGTTAGTTTCTCTTGTAAATTTAATCAAATCTTGAATTTGATCCTTAAAAAATAAATTTTCATACAATTTATCAATCCATTTCTTGGTTTCTCGTATGCAATATTCCTTAACATGTATTGGCATTTGCAAACCATACGTGTAATTAGCCTTAGAATCCTTAATATCAGAATACGCCACTTGCGGCTTTTCCTTTAAATATTGCACCATATTATTATTAATATACCATGTTTTTATACCTAAATTAGTAGCTTCAAAAAGCATTCTAGCTTTATAATACCAATTTAACTTAGCTGTACCTTCATAAAACTCATCAGCATCAGGTCGCCCGGTATATTGCGCTACAAATAAATCGCCGGTTGCCCCGGGATGGATAAATCGCTTATAGATAAAAATAGAGCCTTCTGAGTCGGTAGTGGACGAATCGGCATCGTAAGAGTCGCATCCGGATATATAGACATTCCACCCATTATTTTTATTTACATTTAATTTTCGCTGATTTTCCGGTAAAGTCCATTCAGGGTGCTCAATAATTTGAAACGGTCCGTTGATATTAGGAATCCACTCTACATCAATAATATTCCCCTTGCTATCTCTAATCCATTCTAAATTACCCTTTTGTACCATATTATTAAGGCTATCTGTTCTTACTATATCAGATAAACGCTTATTTAACAAACGAATATTAAATATATCCTCACCAGGAATCCAAAAAGATTGTTCAATATTTACAGGTTCTTGCGATATCCTTGTAGCATATTCTACCGGATCATCTTCATATTTCTTTTGATTGGCTTTAATGATTTCAATGCTTTTATCATACATAGAATTACCTTGATCGTCCATAATTAATCCGCGCCAAGCCGGAATAAAAAAACCTACCTTTTTCTTTGAATTAGGCAAATATTCGCCATGCTCCCCCCAATCTTCATTAAATCCGTGATAGTCATACTTATCAGGCGCATATATAGAGTTTTTTAGTCCATATGATCCTCCTTTAGTCATTTCACCACCTGTGCCAAAATCAAGTATAAAGCCGGTAGATTGGCCTTCTGACACAATCTGATCTCGCATATAGTTATACTGCGCATCGTAATTATTAAACTTTCCCGCCTCTTCTCTTAATACCAAAGATGGCGTTAAACCGATAGTGCATTGCGGATTATTCTTTGCCACTCTAAGATGTAGCTCGGATAAAAAGCCAGATTCAATATATTCTTTAGTTAGATTATCTCTAAGCTTATATCCTATTTTAATCATTTCATCATCAGCCTTTAAACGACGTTTAAAAAATTCTGTATGAACTAAACCGTCTAAATTTGACTTAACCTTCAAAAATGTATCATATCCATAATCTGATTCGTAAGATACAATTACAGTTTGGGATCTTGGCTGGAATACCAATTCGTAAGTTGCCAATGACGCTGATTTATAGGTTTTACCCCTTTGCCTTGACCCTGTTACGGGTAATCCAAGCTTGTTTTCAATAAACCGGGCTATTCTATAAGAATGAAAAAAATCATAGTCTAGATCAATAAATCTAGGAACATACCATTTTTTACGTTTACTTCCATCGACCACACGAAGAATTTTAATGTAGTTTAGATAGAAATAATGCTCTCCCGTTATATTTACGCCACCAACCGTGTATCCATTTATACAACGCTCTTGCTGTATTCTCCAATATTCTCTGTATTCATATTCATTACTTTTTCTTGGCGGACAAATTTCCTTGCCTAATGCATGAGGGGAAAATTCTACAGTATTGACAAATCCGGATGTGCAAGGCATTCTATTTTATTTTATATACATCAGTGAGCCTAAAGTTAAGTTTTTTCTTTAGTTGATGCACAGTATTATATAAATTAGAACGTTGATTTTGTTCTGGAATTAATTGCTTAATTCTTGCAATCATAGCCATTTCGTGAGGGTTATAGTTGGTTCGATCTTCCATAAAAACAAACCCTTCTTTTATTTTATGCTTTATATCTTTTATATCAACAGCATCTTTAAATCTATTCTGCCACATCTTGTATTACATTACATTCCAATAAGACAGTAAGATACTTAGCTTTAGGATTACTATCCAAATACTGCTTGCTAACCATAATGTTTGCCTGATAAAGATCAATAGAAACTTCCCTAGATTGTATTGCTTCATATTCGGCAACAGCGTGCTCCACTTGATCGCCATATTCAAAATCTATAAAGTTATTACCCGGGCGATTAGGCAACACTTTAGGCGCTCCATTTTCATCTTTAGTTGCATACTTTCTAACTACATCAAAAAGCTCTTTACTTGCATTAAATGAGATGGGTTCTAATAATGCAAGATTTCTAGCAATAGCATAGGATATTGGCAGTTTATCTTGTTCTGCCAATTCTCTACAAACACTTAATAAATGATTAATTTGACTGATTTTCATAAAAACTTTTTTTGCAAATGTAATCATCTATTCTATATATGTCAAAATAGTCAATGCTTGCTCTTTACGTGCGTCTGAATAATAGGATGTTTGAGCAAATCCATTTGTCGTAAAATTAGTTGCCCAATCTGAATTTTGACCATTTTCAAAGTATAGTCTTAGTCTTGGACTACCTGCAAGCCAATCGTCTTTATGATTTCTTGTTGTATTAAGATAGTTAGCATATTGCTGATTGGTTAATTCTTCTCTAAAATATTTATCCAATTCAAAAATTTGCTCTTTTCTAATTTCATGCTTTTGTTCGTATAATAATAGCGTAGGCTCTATATCATAGTATTCAACACTTAATAGAACCGTGTTGCTGTTTTCATCTATTCCGTACTTGTAATGTGCTTCTTGCGTCATGATTATGGTATAAAAAAGAATATTGCGGGAATATTTGAATTTACTTGAGATAATGCTCCTGTCCATGGATTAGGGGGGTCGGATGTTCTTGCATTACTTGTATTAGTATACATCCCATTCCTTACTGTTGTATCTGTATTTAATGGACTGCCCGAATTAACTAATGCAGGTAGCCCAATAACACTATTGCTGTTGACATTCCTAAATGTACATGTTGTTGCGGTAAATCCAACTACAAAAAATACCCATCCGCTAACTTGTATTGTTGATGGCAATGTAAATGATACAAATCCAGTGCCTGAAATAGTTAATGCTCCTGAATTTGCCACTCTTGAATTAGGTATAAACCCTTTATTCGTTGAATCGTATGTTGACGTATAAATTGCAAGTCTTCCAGTTAGAGAACTTGATAATGTTGATATGCGCACCCCTATATCTGATATAGAAGTATTAGGAGGTAAATATTTTGGAATAATATACCATTGATTTGCGGATGTTGATGTTCCGCCCGATGCTGCTGCTAAAATTATTGTTGGGGCTAAATTCCAAGCCGTTGTGTACACTTGCGATAGTTCAATAGGTGGCACTGACGATAAAACTCCTGAACTAAGAGTTAAAAAGTTGCCCACTTGTATTTCCTCCATCACCCCTGTACCTGCCGTGCTTCTGCCAATAAGCCTATTGGTTGCCATTGATGTAGATATTACAGGAGCAGTTCCGCCCGATGATGTTATAGGAGAAGTAGCTGTAACGCCTGTTACTGTACCAGTTGGTGTTGTAGCTAAAGTGCCATCACCCCTTACATATTGCGAAGTAGTGCCACCTAATATTGCGCCAAGACTTCTATTTTTCCACAAATTCGGACTTCCCGAAACATACGTTAATAGGTCATTATTTACAGGAGCGTTTGTTATTAAATCAACATCGTGCAATTCGTTAAGTTCATATCCGTTTTGTGGCTTAACGTATATCTGACCATTACCTGCATTCGCTCGTTCCACAATTCCAATATATACAAGGTGGTTCGGGGCGTATGGCTTTGTAGCAGTTAAAGTGCCTGCTGTTGCACCTAAGTATAATTGCGCACCTGGACTATATGCTGACGTGTTCACGCCCGATATTACGCCCTGCGTAATTATAAATCCCTTTTGATTTGGAGCTATACTTGAACTAAAAACAACGCCTACAGTCTGTGCGGAGGTGCTATCTGATGTATTGTTAGCCAACTTAACGCTCATCCTATTCCCTGCTGCACCAAAGGCATATACAGGTTGTCCTTTGGTAATTGTTACTGAATCATCGTTTGTAACATATGCAAACAATTGATTCGGAGCAACCCCTAAAGTTTGGAAGTGAGTGCCATCATAAATGATGATTAACTCTTGACCAGAAACAATATCTCCACCTGTTACCCTTATATTAGCCTGTTTTTCAAGATTCTTAGCACCAAGTCCATTTATATTTATATCAGAATCGTCATCATTCCCATTGGTAAACTTAATTACATAAGTATCGCCATCTGTGTAGGATGAAACGCCTGATATAGTTACTGTATAATTATTTGTTCCACTTGCTGTTCCTGACTTTATTCCACCCCCGCCAGTTGCAGGGGTAAACTCAACTACATTACCTGTAGCATCAACACCTAATGAGTAAGCAGGTGTTCCTAAAAATGTTCCAATTCCGTATCTATCAATTTTTAATTGCCCTGTTGCAAAAACTTCCATTTTTTGAGTTAAAGAATTTGCTGTTGTTGTCCACAACTGCCAAGACGCATCTAACGGACTCACAGATGTCCATAATGCTCTCATTTCAATAGTTGATGTTGGAATAACGGCTGATGATGAAATAGGCAACGAAATATCTATTGCGCCACCCAATCCCACTCCAACACTTCCAGAATTTATTATTCTTGCTGTTTTTACTAATGTTACAACATTGTTACCATTAGCTTTTGTAAGTCCTAAAATAGAATAATTACTGCCATTTGTAAAACCAAATATTGCCGCTTTCCCTGATAGTGATTGAGCAGTAATAGCGTTATCGCTTGCTGATTCAAAATAAGCGGCAACACCTGTACCTGTAACACTTGTATTCTTAACTTGGAATACTACCGAATTGTTTGTTCCTATTACATCAAATAGATAAGTGTCGGCATTTATTGTTGTATTTTGAAGTAATAAACCCCCTAACTGAACATTAGTTGCAGGATTCTCTGTTAACCCATTGTTAGCTGTCAGCAATCCAGTTCCACTTGGGAATGTCTGTAATGCTCCTGTGCCATCAATGTATTGAGATGAAGTTCCTGCTCCTGAAACAATAAATGTTCCTGCAGTTGTAATAGGAGACCCTACAACCGTAAACGCAGATGGCATATTAAGGCTTACAGACGTAACACCTCCACCGCCACCACCTCCGCCAGGACTCCAAACTACATTAAGTCCATCAAAAGTGATTACATCACCGGCTGTTGCTAAAGTTTTATCAATATATTCTAACCCAATGCTACTCCACACTGGAGTACCTACACTTCCATCTCTCGGAGATACTAATGCCACATAAGGACCTCTATTTACCCATGTGAAATCATACGTTTGTGTAGAGGGATTATATATCGGGATATTAAAATCAGGATGCGTGTAATCTTTACCCGGTTTAAATCGTAAGGTTTGATTATATAAGTTTAACTCACCACGACCCTGAAGAATAATAGTATCTAATGAAGGGAGTTCGCCCGTATCTGTGATTACCCGCATCTCGCCTAGATATTACACGCATTTACACGCAGAAAACGGACTATTGTTATATCGGCCTAAAGTACCAGACGTGGGAATAAAAGAACGATTAGAACTAAATATCGTTTTAGGTGGCAATGGCGCTTGGGTGTTTTGATCTTTAAATCCGGGTAGTTTGGGATTGTTGCAGATTTTTCCGCCACAAAAAGATTGTGAACCAAAAATGGCTGTATTAACAGCGCCTTTTTTAGCAATTGGAAGAGGAGGAGGTCCAGGCATAATGATTTGTTTTAAGGATTTTCAAATAATGTACTTTGTCCACCACCGTAAGCTTCAAGGGTTTCCTTATCATCTCGCAAAGCATCAATCTTATCCTTCATCTCTAACAAATCGTTTATGTTTTTTAAAACCTTTCCTTGATCCAGTGAATTAGACTCATCAAAGGTAATTGTTTTCCAGAAATTTACATACTCATTTACTTTTTCATTCCACGCATCTACTAAACGCTCTTTGTGCGTATAGTTAAGTTGTTTATACTTTTTAATCATATTTTTATAATCTCCGGGTATTCCCTTAAATGCTTTTAAGGATGTGTATTTTATATTTAATTTTAAATCATCAAATACTAGCTTTTCCCGATCTGCAATAATCACCTCTTTATACGGACTTTTCTTGTCGTACACAAAACAAACAAAGTTAATCACATCGGCAAAATGCTCTTCATTACCTTTTAATGCTTTTAAGTATTGAGCAAATTCCGGAACAGAAGTGATTAAATCCTCAGCCACCCACCGGAATCCATTAAAACTTACCATTTATCTAATTCTGTAGTACGAAATACGCCATCTTTCATTTCTCCGTCGTAAATCCAATGACAGCGAACACCAACAATTAAGTCTTTATTCTTTTGTTCGTTCTTAATTCGCTCCACATAATCTACGGTAATACGTACATTAGGCAATGAAAAATGACGCACGTACATACCAGGCTTAATCCAGTGTTTATTTTCGCGTTCATCTATTTGTCCGGTGGCATCACTTTTGCCATAAGATTCTTGTTCTTCCATAATTTAATTTTCTAATGTTTTAAAAGTAATAATTATTCCTGCATTTTTTTTATCAATGATGTATGGTTTTTTATCATCAAATTCAGGAATTAAATGATTAGCATTATCATCCGCAATCATATCGTGCTTAACCAATAAATCCTGAACAATCTGAGCCGCGTTAATCAAATCAAATATTCTGGCACTATCTCGAATAAATCCCATCTTTAATTTAATCCGGCTATTGCTATCTACCACCTGTTTAACATCCTCAATAATACCTCGCCAATACTTATCCGTTGCAGATAAATACTTACTAACCGTAGAGGAAGGCAATAGTATGCCCCGTTTAAGCTTTTTATTGTATACAAATTGCTTGCTATTCTTTAGCGAGGGTACATTATTTGGAACAAACACACTATTATCCACTGTACCGCCCCACATATTCAAATACCCAAAGAGCACAGGGATGTCCATTTTGCATCTTCTTACAGAATTATAGAACATTTTAAATGGATACCCCTCTTGATCAATGTTGGTCGAATAGTCGTCATATCCGCCAAGAAGCAACCGATTTACCCGGTTTTCAACTACAGTTCCTCGCTGAACAACTTTATGAATAGGTTTTTTATCCATTTTTCATCATTCTTGAACATACTAATAATAATCGTTTCTTCTTCCTTATCGCCAATTTTATACGATAATTCATACAAATACTCTGAGTCAATAACCCCACTTCGTACCACTTCATCGAGATTTTCGATTATTTTGGGGATATCCTTACAATCAGCACATTCAAAATAAACAAGCCGGTCAGCTACCGTAGTTAATGTGATGTTTCTTTTAGGCTTCACCTTGTGGCAAAACGCTAACATTTTTCCTTTTGATTCCATAGTTATCTTTTTTTCTAAACACAAAAATACACTTTATTTAT